GGTGGTAAAGAAAAATCGCCAGCAGCGATGTGTAGAAAAGCTGCCGAAACACCTGATGGTGGTGAGATTGAAGTTTGGGGTAATGGTATGCAAACACGTTCATTTTTATACGTTGATGAGTGTGTTGAAGCTGTATTAAGATTAATGGATTCAGAATTATCAAAACCAGTTAATATTGGTAGTGAAGAGATGGTGACAATCAATCAACTTGCAAGTATGGCAATTGCTATTTCAGGTAAAGACATTAAAATTAAAAATATAGAAGGAGAAGAATTTTTTAATAAATACGGATTTAAATGCCCTTTAGGTGTTAAAGGAAGAAATTCAGATAATAGATTATATAAAAGCGCAATTGGTTGGGAAGTAAATCAACCCTTGTCCATCGGTCTTAAACAAACATATGAATGGATTAAATCTCAAGTTGACAACTTATAAAAAAAAAACAAATTTAATTAAATGGCGAGCACAAGACAAAAAAAATCACCAGTACCTACCCCTTCAATGGAAGATGGTCACAATAAAACAAAAAAAGAAGTGATTTGTTCAGTTCTAAAAAAGAAAACTAAAGAAAAGTTTTTAACTCAAACACAAAAAAAATATTATGACACTTTAATATCAAGCGAAGTAACTATATGTTCTGGACCTGCGGGAGTAGGTAAAAGTTATATTACAATGAAGGCTGCGATTGATTTACTTGCTGACCCAAATACACCTTATGAAAAGATTATTATAGTAAGACCTGCAGTTGAGGCTGAAGAAAAGTTAGGTAGTTTACCTGGTAATGTTGAAGAAAAATTAGACCCTTATATTTTCCCATCTTATTATTTGTTAAATAAGATTGTAGGAAAAGAAATTAGAGAAAAATTAAAAGAACTTGAAATTGTTGAGGTGTTTGCATTGGCGTTTATGAGAGGTATGAATATTGATAACTCAATATTAATTTTTGAAGAGGGTCAAAACTCAACACCAAGTCAAATGAAATTACTATTGACAAGAATTGGGTTTAATAGTAAATTCTTTATATCTGGCGATGTTGAGCAATCAGATAGATACAAAAATAAGACTCACAGTGGATTATGGGATGCAATTGAAAAATTTAGAGACGACAAATATATTTCAACATTTGAGTTTAAAGATAAAAACGATATTGTTAGAAATCCTTTAATTAGTAAAATATTACAAAAATACGATAACGAAACAGAATGAGAATTGCGATAGAGTTAAATGGGGTATTAAGAGATACTTTAAAAAAAATGCAACAAGAGTATGAAAAATGGTATTTGGATAATCCATTCAAAGAAGACGAGGAAAAATCTGAATATGAGGTAATTTCTGATTTGAGCAGTTTAGATATTGGTAAACACTTGAAATTTAAAGACGAAGATGAACTGTATAATTTTTTATACAAAGAACATACCATGGAAATCTTCGGTCATGCAGGTTCAGTTGAGGTATCAAGTATGATGGATTTCAACGACTTTTATTTAGATATGAGAGACAATCATGATATTATAATTGTTTCCGATGAAATTGGTAAATCAAAACCAGCGTCTCTATTTTTTATTTCAAAATTTGGTTGTCTTGTTGAAATGGTTAAATTTTATAGTGAACCAACAATTAATTCAATGTGGGATTCAATAGACGTTTTACTTACTGCGAATCCTAACTTATTATTAAATTATCCAAAAGGAAAAACTGTTATTAAGTATGAAACATCATATAACCAAGACATTGAAGTAGAACATTCAATAACAAAACTAAAAGAATTACAAACAAAAATAAAAGAGCTATATGATTAAAGTATTAGGAGAAAACTACTATATTGACTTAGATAAAGTTGAAGAATATTTGGACATGTCTAATCAATACCCTGAAGATTCTACTTCAGGTAACACAGAAACAAGGATTAATATCATAAAATTTGAAATGGTAAAGATGTTGATGGATACCGTTTTAACTGAACATGAAGACATTGATGAGCAGTTAGGAATGAAATCAAGTACAAATACAAGTATACCATTTAGATTAGCCTTTAACAGCTTATTAAATAAAAAACTTATAAATCACTATTAATATGGATACATCGTTAAACGAAAAAGTAAAACTATCGATTCAGAACCTAAAAGATAAGAAATCAAGAATTTATTTTCTTATTCAAGATACCAAAGGTAATGCAAAGGCTTCTGTTAGATTAATTTATCAAATGGCAAAGTCGCTATTGGATGCAGGATTTAATCCTATAATTCTTCATGAGAAGAAAGAATATGCAGGTGTTGTTGCTTGGTTAGATGAAGAGTACATGTCAATTCCTCATAGAGCTATTGAGGGTCAAAATTTAGAAATTGCCCCCGAAGATTTTATTATTGTACCTGAACTATTTGGGTATGTTATGGAACAGATTAAAAATTTACCTTGTGGTAAAGTTGTTTTAACTCAAAACTATAATCATATAGTTGAAACTCTACAACCTGGTCAAAATTGGGCTCAATACGGATTCTTTAAATGTTTAACTACTACAAGAAAACAACAAGAATATATTGAAACTGTTATGAGACAATCTAGTTTTGACATTATTAAACCTTTAATAACTGATAATTTTTACCCAAAAAATTTACCCCCAATGCCTATCATTGGTGTTCACACTAAAAATCAAGAAGACACTATTAACATTATTAAGACTTTCTATTTAAAGTTCCCACAATACAGATGGTTTACATTTAGAGATTTAAGAGGACTTTCAGAAAAAGAATTTTCAAATTCATTAAGAGATTGTTTTGTTAGTGTTTGGATTGATGACGATAGTGGTTTTGGTACCTTCCCATTAGAATCTATGGCGTCAGGAGTACCTGTTATTGGTAAAACTCCAAATATTCAACCTGAATGGATGAATGATGATAATGGTGTTTGGTTAACAAACAAAACAATGATTTGTGATTTTATTGCTGACTATATTCAAAATTGGTTAGAAGATAACATCAAAATTGAACTTTATGAAAACATGAAGAAAACAGTTGAAAACTATACTAATAAACAAGAATTTGACTCTACTGTAATTTCATTATTTGAAAATTACTTAAAAGTAAGAGCAGAATCATTTGAACAACAAATATCTAAAACAGAAGAATAATATGAACGAAAAATTATCACTATCAATCATACTACCTATCAAATCGTCAAAATCTAGAGATTTTAATGATTATTTTGAAAAGGCAATAACCTCAATTAAATCACAAACTGTTGACATTGAAGAGTTAGTAATTGTACACACATCTGAAGAATCATTAGTTAACCATTTAAATGGTTATGATTTTGGAGATATAAATGTCACAAAATTATTATGGGACAAGGAACCTAGTTATGCGGAACAAGTTAATTTTGGTGCTAAAAATGCGAAAGGAACTTGGATTTCATTGTTTGAATTTGATGATGAATATTCGTCAATTTGGTTTAAAAATGTTAAAAAATACATCGACTCATATCCTGAAACTCAAGTTTTTTTACCAGTAGTTGTTGAAACTGACGAAAAAGGTTTATTCGCGGGATTCACTAACGAGGCAACATTTGCAGCAAATTTTAGTCAAGAAATGGGATTCTTAACTAATGAGACTTTACAAGATTATCAAAATTTTCAAACTGCGGGGGCCGTTATTAAAAAACAAGTTATTGAAGATTTTGGAGGATTTAAACCTTCAATCAAATTAACTTTTGTTTATGAGTTTTTATTAAGATTAACTTATAATTCTGTGTCAATTATGACAATACCTAAACTTGGATATAAACACACCAACATGAGAGAAGGTTCAATTTTTTGGAATTACAAATTTGGTGAAAACAAAATGTTAGAAGACGAAGTTAAGTTTTGGGTTCAGACAGCAAAAAAAGAATTTTTCTTTGTTGACGATAGGGTCATAAAATATCAATCTGAAAATGGATAATGCAAGAAACTCTATCTGCAACAACAGAAGATGTTTCATCTAAAAAAAGGGGTAGGAAAACGGTAAATGTAAATTATTTTGATGTTAGAGAAGAAACCGCAGTAAGAAATTTTTTATTAGCAGAAACTTCAGAAGAGAAGAACAAAATATATAACGAATTCTTAAGAGGTCCTTTAGATAAGATGATATCATCTATTATTAGACGATATAAGTTATATCGTAAAGATATGGATTTTACTGAAATCCATTGCGATACTCATTCATTTTTAATGACCAAGGTTGACAAATTTAAACCTTCAAAAGAAAAAAAGGCATATTCTTATTTTGGAACCATTTGTAAAAATTACTTAATGGGTCAAATAATAAAAGACCAAAAAGAAACTAACAGAAAAGTTTCTTATGAAGATATGTCAGAAAGTATTGAGGAAAGACCTGATATGATGTATCGTATTGATGAAGACCAAGTTGATACTAGCGTTATTATTACTGAATATTTAAAAGAATTAAAAGATTTTATAGATAATGAAAATCTAAACGACAACGAAAAAAAATTAGGTTACGCTCTTATAGATTTATTTGATAATTACGAATTAATCTTTTCAGGGGCGGATAATAATAAATTTAATAAAAATGTAATTCTTTTGTCTTTAAGAGAAATGACAAATTTAAGTACAAAAGAAATACGAAGTTCAATGAAAAGGTTTAAAAAACTATATATTTTTATTCAATCTAAAATGAAAACCGATTAAAAAGTATTTATAGATATGCCCAGACCACAACGTAAAGAAATTAATTTTAGTAAAGATTCAATCCTATCTTTAATGCAAGAAATTTACAATGAACTTGTAGAACAAAGACAAACTGCAATTAGGATTCAAAATAAAATGCTCTCAATGTTAAAAGACCCTAATGATATGATGACTATTGGTCCTGTAATTGAAAAACAACAAAAGATTGTTAATGATTGCGTTGAGAAAAAAATTAGTCTATCTAAATTACAATCAAGTATTTGGGAAAAATCTAATAGTGGTAATAATGAATCGTTTTCTCTTGCGGATTTAGATGATGACCTTATTCAAAATTTAATTGATAAGGATATTTCTAATGATGAGGAAACTTATAAAATGAGGTAATAATAATGGCGGATTTAAATCAGAGTTATGATAGTGCGAAAAGTCAAATAAACTCAATTAAAACTTATAAGGAGATTTCAGCGGGAGAAAAACAATTAAAACGTTCGGCAGGAAATTCATTTGCACCGTCTACCGCAAGTTTAAACACATCTTTAGATAAGATATCAAATCAACAAAAAAGATATTTAAGAGACCAACCAACTTCTTTTGACCAAATTTTAGAATTAATTAATCTCACAAATGGTAGTGGATTAAGTTCTGTAAATTATTTGAAAAGAAAACTTTTAGATGTTGTTGTAAAAATAGAACCTCAAATTCAAAAAATTATTAGTGAAGAGGCGTTAAAAGCGTTAGGTTGTTCACAAGAACAAACATTTAAAGGTTATGACAAAGTTAATTTAAATGCAAACCCTTTAACAACACTTCCTGTTGGTGATGGGATTTACGTTCCAGTTCAATCAATAGATTTAGCCTCTTTATTAAAAAATCCTGTTGATAGTAAACTAGGTAAAATTTCTTACGAAAAACCAAATCCAGGTGTTCAATCAGGTGTTTTTAGGCCATACTCAGGTCCACTTCCATTTCCAATGAATAAAACATTAAATCTTAGAATGGAAGATTCAAACTTAAATAGGTCATACTATCAAGAGTTTGGAAAATATTACCAAGGAACTTCGGGACTAGATTTATTTGATTTTGCGTATAGTCCAACAAATCAATATGGTGTTAATCAAGATTGTTATAGAGTTGCATTAATTAACAAACCTGTAAATATACTAACAATATCAGGAACTAATCTTGGTGAGTCCACAAATAAAGTTGGTGAGTTTTTAAATGATTATTATTCAACAATTAAATTAGTTGATAGTGTTAATATTGCGGAAACATTAGTAAATGTTCTTTCGGGAGCAATTAGTATTAAATCAAATTTAAGTGCACAAGAAATAGACCAAAGTTCTAAATTTGCACTAATAGTTCAAAGAATATTAGGGCTTTGTTTTGATAGTAGGAGAGAAATTGATGTTAGTGGTGTTTCAAAAGTCCCTGAATTAGATGGTGTTGACGACAGTTTTTTTGAATTAACTGAAGTTGATTTAAGAAATATTGATATTAGAATATCTAATATACAAAATGGTGTTATGGAATTTGAAGATTGTGATAACATTAAATTACCTGTTGATTTTGAAACTTTAGTTGATGAATTAGATAGATTTAGAGATGTAATCGACACACTAAATCCTGAAGAACAAGTAAATGGAATTATCGGTATTTTGGATACAATATATCAAAATCCTGATTGGCAAGCTTTTTTACCAACAAATTTAAATCTTGAGGTTGCAGTTAATAAGCAAATTGTTAAACAAATCCCTTTAGCTGTAGCATCTGCAATACTTAGCCCAAAAGTATTATTTCCAATCTTTATATTATTACAAGTTGTTGAGGGTCAGGCAAAAAATAATTATAATCAAAATATTACAACCACAAATACCGTAATTCAATCAGGTAACACTACTCTTGGTGGGGTTAGTAACGTTGTAAATAATTCCACAGATTTTTTAAAAGTATTTAAAAGTTTTAATCTTCAAGTCATTTCAAAAATAGGTGCGATTTTTATAAAAACTTTGTATGATATTTTGAAAAAAGACATTTTAAATCTTGTTACTTCAGTAATTGCGGATATTTCAAGGTCTGCAAGATTAAAAAAATATGCAATAATATTAAGGTTAGTTAATATTCTTTTAATACTATCTCAATTATTAAATGATTATCGAAAATGTAAATCACTAATTAACGATATTTTATTATTATTAAAAACAATATTTGGTAGGTCAGATGGTTCCATTCCAATGCCCTTACTATTGTTAACACAATTTTTACCAGGTACTTCACCTGAGAGAGCAACAATTAATACAATTGAATTATTACAGTCGGTTGGTATTCCGACAGGAACTTTACCTGATGGTTCACCAAATTTAATGGGGATATATAATTTAATGACTCATAAAGGAGCAGATAAAGAAGAGGCTGAAAACGGTAAAGTTGAGGGAACAGTAGTTGACCCTGGAGTGCCTGGTATATTCCGTATTTACGGTAAAAAACGATAATATGAAAAAAGAAGAATTTGACGAAATACTAAAAGATTTAGGGGATATAAAAAATGTCCCTAATAATAAGTTAATTGATGATATGGATAAATTAACCACAGATTTTGAATTAACTAAAAATAACATAATAAATTTAACCGTTTATTTGGATAATGTTGAAGAATTATACAATAAAATATTAGAAGAATATCAATCGAGAACCAATGGAAAATAACTCAATCTTTTTTCAAGCTCAAGTAATTGATAATGTAGACCCGATGATGTTGGGTCGTATTAGGGCCAAGTTACTAATTGATAACTACAATGATATTATAAAAAGTATTAATGACCCAATATGGAATGAAGAAAAAGATAAGTGGACCGCAAGAGACCCATTTGTGTTTAATCCTTTAATGCCATATTTTATGTATCAAGTTCCGTTAATAGATGAATTGACACAGATAATTTATGTTAACAAAGATTTTAAATTTTTAAATCAATATTATATACAAAGTACCTTTTCAAGTCCAACAACAACAAAGTTTGAATATTATGTCGGTGGAAATAAATTTACAGGAACAGGTAGTCAATTAACCGCACCAAAACCATTAAAAAATCAAGATGGTACTTTTACAGACCAAGCGGTTCACAAAGGAGTGTTCCCTGAACCAGGTGATAATGGTATTTTAGGTCGTGGTAGCGCCGATTTAATTATAAAACAAGATGAGGTATTATTAAGGGCGGGTAAATTTAGGGGAGCATCTCTTGAGCCAAATATCCCGCCAGTAGGTAACCCTAAAAGAGGATTTTTACAACTATCAAGATTTGGATTAAGAAAACAAAAACAACCTGATAAAATAATAACTCAACTTAACGAACAAATTGTTCAAGTTAATTATTTAATTGAATGGGTTATAACAAATCCTGAAAATACCCAAGAAAAATTTGCAGGTACCGTTTATCTGTATAAATTAAAAAATGATTTATCAACAAATTCTAAAAACTTAACAGTTGATACCGTTGTAAAAGAAAATTTAAAATCATTAGTCGCATCAGAATCATTTAGTTTATTATCTAAAAATGAAACAGCGATTTTTATTAATAATTTTATTCAAACTTGTAATAATGCTAATGTTACAAAATCAGGAATTCAATTATTTACAGATTCTAATAATAAGTTTCCAATTTTTTATAGACCAAATAATTTAACTTATTCAATCATGAAATCATCGGTACCTATTTCAGGTACAACCGCAAATTCAGATGCGTCAATAAAAAACGTAACCGATATTTACAACCAAATAAAATTAAAACCAGCCCTTAAGGTTAGTGGTTATGGTTTAATTTACGCCAAAGATATGGTTGGTACTCCATTGAATACTATATCAACTACCGTACCTCAATCAGCATATTATGCGGACCCAACAACGTATGGTGCAGTAGCTAGTGATTATTTATTTTTATTATCCCACAACTCATCAATACCTGGAAAGGGTAAGATTAATTTTGATAATACATTATATGGTATTTCTTTAGACCAATTTGTTGATGAGATAACACCAAAAACTTCAAGTTTAGTTAGAGGTGAAGAGTTATTAGAGTTAATTAATATGATTGTTAGATTCTTAACTACACACACTCACGCATATCCAGGATTACCTCCAGTATCAGTAACTCAAGATGGTTCAAACATTCCTGATATGTTAACTGAACTTCAAAATGCATATACAAAAATTCTTAACAACAATATTCGACTTAATTGATATTTATAAATAAAAAATAATGTCAATTTTAAGGTCATACGTAGATAAGAACAACACAATACAATCAAATTCATATGTTAATACGGGTAGAAACCCAATTATCGAATTGAATTTTGGTGCGTCTGATTTTATTGTTCCAAATTATGGTTATAGTAGACTACTGTTTAACTTAGATTTAGGTCTATTAAGAGAAAATATTGCATCAGGTGTAATATCAACAGGATGTACAACAGGAATGACTCACGTTCTTAGTATGACAAATACGTCGTCATTTGATAATGAGTTATTAAACACATTCATGTCAAATGAAAGAAGAAGAGCAACTTCATTTGATTTAATATTATTTAGAATACCAAAAACATCAGGTAGCACAGGAGACCCACAAAATTGGGATGAAGGTGTTGGATTTGATTATAGTGATTCTAATCTTAACCAAAATAGTCCATATGGTGGTTCTACTCCAATTACTTATGTTGATAGTAGAGCATTCTCAACAAGACCATCAAATTGGTACCAAACAACCACACTTAGTGGATGGTCTCAACAAGGTGTTTATAATAACAAAAACGAAGGTTCCGTAAATTTCTCAGATTTAACTATTGTTGCAAGACAACATTTTGAACTTGGAAATGAAAACATTAACATGGACATGTCCGATGAAATTAACGGAATATTAAATGGTACAATAACTGGAGTTACTGGTTGGGGGATTGCATATCTACCACAAATAGAAAATATTACAGGTTTAACAGACAGTTATAGTGTTGCGTTTTTTTCTAAAAACACTCAAACATTTTATCAACCATTCCTTCAAACAACTTATGATGATTTAATTAAGGACAATAGAAACTTATTCTTGAAGAGCCAAGAAAATAAACTTTATTTATATGTTTATCAAAATGGTGATTATAAGAATTTAGATTCAAATCCAGTTGTTAGGATTGAAGACCGAAATGGTGATGCAGTTACAGGTATGGCAACATTATCAACGTGTTTAAAAACTAGAGGAATCTATGAAGTTATAGTACCTAATGGTTTTTCAGGTTCACCTACACCATGTCAATATTATGATATATGGTCAGGGTTAACAATTAATGGACAAGCATTACCAAATGTTACAAATCAATTTACATTACAACAATATAGTGCAGGTATCCAAATTGGTTCAACATCAAAAGAACCTGAGATATATGGATTTGATTTTTACGGAATATTACAAGATGAAAAAATACTAAATTCAGATATTAGAAAAGTTGGAGTTACAATTAAAAGGGCATACACAGGTCAAGTTTTATTACAAGATATTTCAGCATTCTATAGAGTTTATGTTAGAGAAGGAACAACTGAAGTATTAGTTCAAGATTGGACTCCAATTAATAGAACACCAAACGAGTATTATTTTATATTTGATATGAGAGACAAAATACCTAATCAATATTATGTTGACATTCAAGTGAATACTTCGGGTGAGAAAGATACTTATAAGAAACAATTAACTTTTAACATAGTAAATAAAAAACAAAATTATCCCACAATATAATGAAAACAGTTAAATTATCAGAATCAGATATCACAAGATTAGTTGAAAGAGTACTATCTGAACAAGAAGTTGAAAATGCAAACTACATGCTCTTTTCTAATTTAAAACAAATGAAAAGACAAATTGAAATGATAATGGAAATGGACCCAAATATGGTTGATGATATTATTCAAAATGGTCATGATTGGGCTGATGACCACATTTCAGTTGCAAAAACAAATATGGACCAAGTATTTGATTTTTTAAAAAATGAAATGGATAAGGAATCTCAATATGTTGATTTTGAAGAAATGAATGAAGGTAGGAAAAAAACAGGAACTCCACTTTGTGCTAGAGGTAAATCCGCGGCTAAATCAAAGTTTAAAGTTTATCCTTCAGCTTATGCAAATGGTTATGCCGTTCAAGTATGTAAAGGTAAAATCAAAGGATTAGATGGTAAGAAACAATGTTCAGGAGCGTATTGTTAATTTTTTTAAATACGTTTTTCTTATTTAAATTTTTTGATTATCTTTGTTGTGTTATATTAATCCAACAAAAATGAATTCACATCTACACAAGCTAAGACGACTAGTCCAAAAATGGTATATCTCATTAGTACGAATTACAACTCCTCATATTGAGAAATCTAAATACGAAAGAGACTGTATTGCAATTTGTAAAAAACTAATTACAAAAGAAGATACAGTACTTTTACTAACACCAATTTCACACAAACGTTATATTAGGAATGAAGAATTGCAAATATTTGTTATTCTTGAAGGGCATAATGTTAAAGTTATTAACCACGTATATTCTTACACTGTATTTTTAGAACAAAAAGAGTGGGATAACGTTATACTTTACTTTGATACGGAAGTAGAAAAACGTAGAGAAGAATTTGAAAAAGAAATCACTTCAAATATTAAACACTCACTACAAAACATTTTACAGAATATCTAATGAAAAAAAATAATTCATTTAAGACAACGTTTTATTTGGGGTTAACCATATTATTAATTATTGGGTCAGTAGTATCCTTAGTTGTAGTTAACGTATTTAATGTTTTAGCCCCTAAATTTACTAAAGATAAAATTGAAATTTACATTGATGATGTTACACCTGAAAAAGAAATTATTCACGATACAGTATATATTGACAAACCTACTGTTAAAATTAATAACACTCCTAAGAATGTTACCACTGTAACTCCAAAAAGTTTACCTGTAACACAAAGTAAAAAGGATACCGATAATGTAACTAAATCAATAATTACGGATACGATTAAATAGAATTTTTGTATTCGTTAAGTATTGTTGTAATTGTATCTCTTAACGATTCATTTTTAGGTTTGTATGATACCATAGTTGGTTTGTTACCTTTACCAATTTTAGGGTCTTTTTTTTCTTCTCTTCTTTTTTGAGAACATGCTGATTTTTTTTGAACATCTGTCATTTTGGAAGCAACACCTGCGGCTCTACATTTAGGATAACCTTTAGAATCTGCTTCAGGTCTACCACATGGTGGATGTCCCCCTCCTTCTTTTTTTCTACATATATTAACCCAAGGACCACTAGGTTGTTTACTACCTTTTGGTTTTTTCTTGGTTCCAAACCAAACGGCTAAATCTTCTTTAAGTGGTCCAACAACTTGATGGATTATTTTTTCAGGTGATTCAACATCACCAAGAACACTTCCATCCTCATCATTTTGACCAGTATAAAAACTTTTAAGATAAGCATCTATTCTAGATATTTTATCGGTTCTTCTTTCAATGCGGGCTCTTTCTTCAGGAGTTTGTTTAAAGTCACCATCAGCCTCTTCATACGCTAATTCGGCATTATTGTAGCTATATACAGAATCTGTAAATGGAGCAATTTGATTTTCTTTCCACGGTTGTGGAGATAAAACTATTGGTACTTTAAATGCTCCTGCATTTCCCGCTCCAGTTGCTTCACTTATTCTATTTTTTTTCATATACTTATACTATAAATATACGGATAACAGATTATGGAACAACAGAAGCAACCAATTTTACATCTATTTGAAGAAGTCGCAATATACAAACCTGAAGACATCGATAATTTGATTGATAATTTAAGTGAAGACCAAGCAAAATTTATGTTAATTAGAGCAGTTCAAATGGCATACAGAAATGGTTTGTATTCTTTAACTGAATCAGAAATTATCTCTAAATCACTTAGAACGTTAAAATAAAAAAAGGAGTCTCACGGGACTCCTTTTTATTTATAATTTATTTCCGCAAGACGGACAAAACTTATATTTTGATTTTGTCTTGGTACCACATTCAGTACAGTAGTGTTTAATATCTTCCGTTGTAGCATTTTTAATACCCAATGGTAATATCTTGAAAATAATTTGACGAGATGCATTATATTCAAAATTTTGATACGAATTAGTAAATTGTTGTTTTGATTTTTCACCTTTTTCAACTCTTCCAGTTTCAATGGTATTACTAACGGATGACGTGTTAGAATAATACGAAGCCATTGGAGCCGAACTTGATGTTGTAAATGTGATATCACCATACCATGGTGAACCTGTATTGATACCTGACCATCCACTATCCCAATTTCCTCCTGATAAATGAGGATAGTGTTGATATGTTTGTTCATTATAGAACTCAATTCTAACATCCCCATTTAAATCGATTGCCGTCCTGTTTGCCGACGTATCTTTTACTTCATAGGTACTGAACTCAAACTTGTTGTTAGTGTCAAGGAAACGTTCTAAAAACACTCTCTGACCTGGTTTAATAACAACACCACCTGTGGAGATGTATTCACCATTCAATTTAATTTTACAGAGAACTGATTTTTGGGTTGGGTTATGAATTTCAAATTCAAAGTTATCCTTATCTCCAAGGAAAACGGTGTTACCGTTGTAAACTTTAAGACGCGACTTTTTCTTTGTGATGTGTGCAGTCGGTTTGCCCACCTTTGTTGTTGTGTAATACATTTTCTTTAATTTTATAATAGTTAATGACTATGTTACCAATACCTTCGTGTCCGTGAATACTCTACAGCTTGTTAGGGCTGGGGACTGATAAACTAAAATCTAAAAATAAATATATTGTAATTTGAAACTTAGTAAATAATTTTAGACCCCTTAACTATATTTTCTTTACCCCACATAGGTTGAAGGTTCTCTAATGACCAACATTCCATAAAACTATCGTCATCAATAGATTCAAAATTAAAAGAGGATATTGGAGTTTTATGGTCAACATGCCACTCACCATAATTCTCCCACGTCATACCATCCGTAAACAAATTCTCTAAATGTGAAATCAATTCTTCAGGGGTATATCTTAGAATGTCAAAGTAATGTTTATTCTTTTCTACATTATTTTCCTTTAATACCTGATATATAGCAGTTCTAAAATTGGCGATTAATTTATATGCGGGGTCAGTATCTTTACGATGTTTTTCATACTTACGTTTATACTCCCTATGTTTATCGATATTTTTTTCTCTCCATTTTTGATGATATTTGGTTAAATAGTTTCTATTTTTTTCAGACCATTTTTTGTGATTTTCACTTTTTCTTTTTTTTGTTTCAGGTTTTGATTCATATTTTTTTATTGCAACTTTTCTACCGCCAATATTTCTCCTACCTGATGGTCCAAGAATAACACCGTTTTCTTTAAGTATTCTTATAACCTGTTGTTTATTTAAACCTACTTTTTCTGAGATTGTTTGACTCCCAATTAAATCTTCATTATACATTCTAATTATAATGTTAATTTCTTCTTCAGATGGAATATATTTTTTCATATATACAAATATAAGACATTCTTCCAAAAAATCAATTATTTTAAATAAAAAAAAAAAGGGACAATTTCTTGTCCCTTTTGAGTGTAATACTTTAAGATTTTGATTATCTCAATTCTCTTAAATCGAATGTTCTAACACCATCAACGGTAATACGGCCATAAAACCTGTTGTTCACCATTTTTTTAGCGTATCTCGTCATAATACCCTTTATCGGAGTAAAGTTGAACGGATTGTACATAGTTGGAGTTAATTGTAGAGGTACGTACGGTGCGTAGATGTAACCTGTATCTAACAATGATGTTCCTTTGTGTCCCATTAACACTTGGTTAGGTGGGAAGTAAGGGTCACGGTAAACTTGGTAACGACCTGCTAATGTACCAACTCTTTCAATACCCATGTTGTATTGGTCTTGCTCAGGAGCTGCATTTGATACGTGGAAATATTCCAAGTCATCAAAGATAGCACTGATTTCAGAAGAAACAACAATCCAGTTTGCTCCACCTCTTAATGTAGATTTGTGGATTTGAGCTGAAATTTGGTTGATTGCTGTGATTAAAGTTTGGTTCCAATCTTTTTGAGTGTAAGGAACTGCACTTGAACCCAGACGCTTCCAACCATTGTAGTCCCATCTTAAGTTCCAAGCCGCACCTTTACGTAAATCTCTTAAGATTTCACGGTCAATTTCAGCCGCAACTTGCTCAGATAATAAAGCTGTTAATTCAGCCTCAGCATCGATGTTGTGGAATGCTGCAACGTCTTGTGCCATTTCTGGAGACCATTGAGCTCTTAATTTTCTTTCAGTTACAGAAACTGTTACTGACATAAGGTCAAACGATACCTCACCAATTCTATCTTCAAACTCTAAGTTTTTGTAGATTCTGTAAGTTGCAGTAAATGCATTGTAAGAAGCTGTTGAAGAAGAGAATGTAGAACCTGTGTAACCGTCCATAGAACCACCACAAGTGATACATACAGGAACTTGTAAGTCAACCTCTAAGTAAATTTTACCTTCAGCATCACATAAGTCGTCATATTGACCACCATCTGTTCTGTCGTTAGGGAAAACTGAAGTTTTGTTGTTATTACCGTATTGTACGATACCTTTACCATATCTTTGAGTTACAACTCTAAATAAGTAAGGGTTAGTTGCGTTTGCTGAAGTATAAACGTTACCAGCAACACCGTAGATAGTCAAATCAGATAAGAATGCTTCGTTATCCATTGGTTGACCATCAGGACCGATTAATTTACCTGCTCCTTGAGATGCAAAACCTGACATAACGATTAACACTTTTCTGTAATCAGATTCAGTATATGCAGAAGGAACTAATGAATCCGCTGACCAAGATACAGTTACAACTGGTGCTGTAATTGCTGAATATTGTCCTTTAGAATAGTCAAATAAACCTGGTGGGTCTAATGCTGGTTCGTTACCTTCGTAGAATCTATCGTAAAGGTCTTTAGTGTTGTTGTAGTCGTAACCACTGTTTGGTGTTTGGTCCGCAGCTGCGTTTGGTGAACCATACGGTGCGTAGTGAATACCTGTATTCGCTAAGTTTGCAGGGTCTGTGTAAGCTTGAATGTTAGGTACAAAGTAGAATAATTTACCGATAGGTAAGTTCATAGCTTGTACTGAAACGATATCGTTTGCTAATAATTTAGAGAATACACGTCTAACAATTGGGAAAACCACTGTTTCAAATGCACCTGTATCAGATGTAGATGATGCTTCATTAATTAAATATGACGCTTGGTTTTCGTATAATTGTGCTACGTTTTCTCTCATGTGACCTTTAAGACCTTCTAAAAAGCCTAATTTGTCCCATTTGTTGATTGTGTCTTCTTTGATAACTTTAAGGTGTTTTAACCCGATATTACCAACAAGACCTGATTCTAATAATGCTCCCATTTTAGTTTTGTTTTGTTTTTAGTTTATTTAAAATTTTTATTTGTTACCCTAATTTACCCATTAAATCTTTCATTCTTAAGAACTGAGGATTTTCATAAGTTTTTGATTCAATTAGAGTAGTTGATGAACCTGTAGTTACTGTTTTATTTAATTTTGCACCTACTGATTCATTAATTGATTTTGTTTCTACCTTAGATAATTCGTCTTTGATTGACTTATAAAGATTTTTAGATTCTTTTAAAGTTTCAACATCGTCAAATCTTCTTAGGATGTTTATTTTTTCTTTTTTAGTAGTTGAGTGTTCTGTGAACAATCTTGTAGCGTAAGCTAAATTTGAATTAAAGATAGCAACTTCATTAAGTTTTTCTCTGAAAACATTTAATGCTTTTCTATACTCTTCATTCTTTTCTCTCAACATTCTAACTTCTTCTTGTGTAGATTCAACTTTAACACCATTTTTACCGTAAACATAGTTTCTGTTATTAGTGATGCCTTTTCTTAATCCACGACCTTCTTTAGAACCCATACCATAAGTTCTTGCCGCTTCTTTGGTCTCTTCTTTCTCAAAAGCCTTTTCTCCCTTAGAATTTGTCATACCTTTTTTAGTTGTGTAATCTTCTTTACCTTTCATGGTTTTAGATTTATCACCCTTATTCATTCCGTAATTACCTTCCTTAGTTTCAGCTTTAACAATTTTAGATTTACCTTCCATGTTAGCACCTTTTTTGTAATCAAATTTAGCCTTACCAGTACCAACAGATTTAGGACCTTGTTTCATGTCTTCTTTAAATCCACCTGTTGTTTTCTTGTAACTAAATTTAGGTTTACCCATACCAACACCTTTAGGTTTAATTGTGTTTTTAGATTCCATCATGTTATCATCTTCCATGTCATCTTCCATGTCATCTTCCATGTCATCTTCTTCCATCATTTCAGAATCTTCCATGTCATCTTCTTCCATCATTTCAGAATCGTCATCTAATGTGATTTCGTAAACAACTTCTTCGTTATCTTCAGAGTCAACACCTGACATATCTCCACTAAAAATAGCGTCAATTACGTCATCAACTGATTCGTCAGTTTCTTCCATCATTTCAGAATCTTCCATGTCATATTCTTCCATTTCGTCTTCTTCCATCATTTCATCTTCAGATTCACCAAGCTTAACAAGATATTCTACATCAGCATTATCGTCAGTTAAATGAACATTCTCACCGTCTTTTTTAACAATGATTCCGTCATTTTCACCCATCGCTTTAAATACTTTCAAAATTTCTTCGTCAGAAGCGTCAGTTAAATCAATTGGAGTTTCGTCTGAATCCATATCAAAGTCCATATCCATATCTTCAGATTCATCATCTAAGTCCATATCCATATCCATGTCTACTTCATCATTATCAGCGGACATATCCATGTCAGCATCTAATTCAATCTCATCTTCGTCAGATTGCTCAGAAAGAGATTCTTTTACTAATTGGTTGATTTCTTCCTTCATCGTAGAAGCAAGTATTCCTTTTGCATTTTCGGCTATAGCTTCTTCAACTTGTTTCATTTGAATAAGAGCCTCTTGAACTAATTTGTTTTCTTTCATATAGAAAATCTATTTATTTTAACTAATAAATATTACCAAAAAACAAAAAATATCGTTTTTTAATTATATATCTTTAATTTTTTGGTGTTTTATGAATTCTAATCTTGCGGAAACGCAATATTCTATCAACATATAAATATGCCCGAGCAAAAAAAAAGTGGTCAAAACTGACCACTTTAGATAAATTGATTTAAAATCAATTATTCAATTACTTCATCTATTTTACTTTCAGATACTGAAGTAATTCTCCAATCATGAGTAAACCCTTCGTATTTTGCTGTTACTTTTGCTTCTACATCTGTAACAGAATAACCTTTTACAAGTTTCTCTTCTCTGATTTTTTTAATTTTACCACTGTTTTCATCAGGTAAATCGTACTGAACTTTTGCGACAAAAAATTTTTCTTCCATAATTATTTTTATTTTCCCAAATAATCGGTTAATTTTTTCATTAAGTCAATTCCTTTGGATTGGAATTCTGAATTTTCTGGTGATTTATGTCTTTTTTCTTCTTCTAAGTTTTCTTCGTATTTACTTCTATCATCAGGATTAGTAAACAAATACGCCCCTGGTGTTGAAGGTGATGATACTAAGTCAAAACAAATTAATTCAAAATCGTCTTGTACTTCATTTCTTTCTCCAACCTTTTTTAAGGAACCTACTCCTCTTGAAGAAACTCCCATTGTAACACCTTGTCTCATTAAGTTAGCCGCTTGGTCACCTTTAGTTGACACAATACCTCTTTCATGAAATCCTGGTGATGTTAATAATTTAAGTTTACCCATTAAAATATTTCCATCCCACCATATATCAGTAATCATGTGGGCAACTCTGTCTAAATCAATTAAAGATGATTCAGGGTGGTTAAGTTCTGAAGTTGATAAACCTTTGGCGATTGCCTTCTTATAGTTCTCAGCTTCTCTTTTTAATATTCTCTCAGGATAAAATCTTCCATTTCTATTTGGGGTATCATACTTTTGTAATACAGCATAAAACTCAAATGGGTTTCTATAATCTAAGTTAGCCGCTTCCTTTAACATTTCGGAATTACGAACGTCTTTTGGGGAAACCCAACCCGCATCCGTCTCAATCAATATACCATGACCGACTTCACTTGCTTCTAAAATTCTTAATTGTTTCATTAATAGTTTTTAAGATAAATATATCAAACATTCATCTTTATTTACTTTTTGATATTGAAAAATCAAAGTATTTGTTTTCCATAACATTATCTCTTA